AAACAGATAGGCTTGAATACTATGACCATGAGTTTGAAAGCAGAGATGGGTATGCATACCTTGTCAACACAAAAGATGCTATACCTGTAAATATTTACATGGGTGTTGACTTAGCTTATGAAGCTACAGAGTCTAGTGACTATCAGATTATTATGGTTATAGGCATAGATAGCGATAGAAATATATATGTCATTGACTACATGAGAGAACATATACCTTTGTATGATATGCCAGAACAAATATTAGAATACGCTAGAGAGTTTTCTCCTGTAAAAAGAGTTAACGTTGAGCATGTTGGTGCTCAGGGTATAATTAAAGATGCTGTTAATAGCTTGTCTGGCAAAGAAAGAAAGGTTGCTCCGGGCATAGCATTAGGTGTTAGACCTCCTAGTGGTATAAAAAAAGAAGATAGGTTAGAGTCATTGCTAGCACCAATAGTAAACAGAAGAAAGATGTTTATAAAAAGAAGTCACAATAGCTTAGTTGATGAAATGTTTCAGTTTCCAAAAGGAAAGAACGATGACATACTTGATGGCTTGTGGTATGCTATAAATAAAGCTAGGCCTCCTGTTAGTAAGAAGTTTGATGCATTGGATTTTTTAGAAAACAAAACAGTTAAAACTGTGTCAAAAACAACTAAAAGAGTTATTTCTTGGGTAACTGGACAAAAAATATAAAAAAGTTCTTGCATTATATATATTTATCTTTGTATATTTACCACCAAAAAGGTAGGTGTATCTATTTCTAGTATACGAGAGTTAGAAAAGAACGAAGTACAGAAGTCGGAAGTAAACAGACAGCTATGGAGAATGTGGAGAGATGCTAGGTCTGAATGGGATGTAGAAGCTAGAGACTCTGTAGACTTTTTTCTAGGTAATCATTATTCACAAGAAGAATCAGACGCTTTAAGAGCAGTTGGTCAAGGTGATTTTGTTATTGACCGTGTATATGCGGCAATAGAAAAACTAAAATCATTGTTGACTTCTAGGTCTCCTAAGTATAGTGCGGTAGGTAGAGAAGACTCAGACAGTAGAATATCTAATGTTTGGAGAACTATACTTGAGTATATATGGGATATATCAGATGGAGATACTCAATTCAAGCAAGCTGTTCATGATTATGCTACTGCAGGTATGGGTTACTTGTATGCATATATTGACCCTGAAGCTGATTACGGAAGAGGTGAAGTTAAGTATACTTATGTAGACCCATTTAGAGTTTATGTAGACCCTGCCTCAAGACATCGTTACGCAGACGATGCATCTGGTATTATATTATCTACCATCCTAACTGAAGACCAACTTGTAAACATGTATCCACAAGTTGAACCTTTTTTACAAGACCTAGAAACATATTACGATGAAGAAGATTATCCTGAGTCAGGAAGAAAGAACTCTTCTCAATCTTTTACTCCAGATGTTACATATGAATCAGAATACAACAGGGTTAATAAGTATAGAATACTAGAAAGATTCATGAAAGTAAAAGTGCCTTTTTATAGGGTATTTAACAAACAAGATGGTTCAGAAGTTATACTAGATGTTGATAAGTATAATCAGTTTATTGAATCAGAGAATGCTCAGTTGTTAATACAAGCTGAGATGATAGAGATAGTAGAGGTAACTCAAACAAGAATTAAAGTTTGTGCAACTGCAGGTAATATTCTTTTGTACGAACAGATATTGAATACAGACATATATCCGATTATACCTGTTCCTAATATTTGGACAGGTACACCTTATCCAAAGTCAGATATATCAAAAGTAAAAGATTCACAAAGACTTTTAAATAAGCTTTTCTCTCTCACTCTCTCACACGCTCAAGCCTCTGCTGGACTAAAGCTTATGGTTCCAGAGGGGAGCGTAGATGATTTGGGGCAGTTGGAGCAGGATTGGGCTAGGCCTAATGCTGTCATACCTTATAACCCTGAGTTCGGTGCACCTCATTTCCCTGCCCCACAATCATTGTCAGGAGAGTTTTATAATTTAATGAGCAGAATAGAGCACTATATAGATTTAAGTTTTGGTATCCCAGAGTTGATGCAGGGTTTTAGAGAATCAGCTCCAGAAACAGTTCGTGGTACTGCAATGCTTGCTGAAATGGGCGAGACTCGTGGCAAGTCTAAGTTAAGGGATATTGAAGGAAGTTTGACAAGGTTAGGTAAAAGTTTATACAACCTAGCCAAGGGTCATTACACTTACTCCAAGACGTTTAGAATCGTACAGCCAAACAATGATATTACTCAGTTTACGGTAAATATGTACGATGACAAAAGTCAGGAAATTAATGCCATCACAAATAACATCACGGTGGGGCATTATGATGTGAGAATCATATCCGGTTCAACTCTACCCTCAAATAGAATGGCTGAGTATCAGCTTTACCTTGAGGCGTTTAGAATGAATCTGGTAGATGATGTCGAGGTTTTAAAGAAAACTGAAATCTTTGACAAAGAAGGTGTCTTACAGCGAAAGGGCCAAATGGCTCAGATGCAATCTTATATCAAACAACTCGAAGGCCAAGTTAAGAAACTTAGTGGAGACCTCCAGACTGCAGAGCGTGAAACGCTTAATTCAAGAAAGAGAGCTGAAACTGAGAAGTTCAAGAGCAGGCTTAATGAAATCAAGAATGATACCAAGTTTAAAACTAAGGTTCAAGTTGATAATCTAAAAAGAATTGTTGATTCAGAAACACAGGCTGTAAGCTAATGAAAACAGAAGTAGTGGGAACAATTCCCGGTTCTGCTTTTACAGACATCTTTAATTAGGTGATGCTAACTAAAAGAAATCGAGGAATATAATGGATAACACTATGCACGAAAATACCACAATAGAAGGCGTGGAAGGCGAAGTTTTAGAACAAGTTGTTGAGCCAGAACAGGTAGGAGGAGAAGCTCCAGCACCTGCAGGAGAAGAAGTTGTAGATGAAGCTAAGAAGTTTCAATCAATGTATGACAAGAAATCTGCTGATTATGATAAGCTTAATAATGAAATCGAGGAGCTTCGTAAGTATCAACAGTTGGGAAAAGTTTTACAAGACAGACCCGATGTTGTTGAGGCTATGAGAAACACACTTAGTGGTAATACGGCTAGTAAGCAAGAAGAACCAAAGGTTACAGAAGATTCTTTTGACCCTTGGGAGGCTTATTACAAGCCGGGTTCTCCCTCTTATGAGATGAGGGTGAAACAAGAAAAGGCTGTTGCTCAGCAAGCTGTTCAAGAACAGATGGCAGGGTTTCAGCAACAAATGGCAATTAACAACCTTAAGCAAGACCTAGCTACTAAGCATGGCATTACAGACCCGAATATGGCTGATGACTTTATACAGTTTGCTACTACTCCTAGGGAAGAACTTCCTTTGGATATGTTAGTAGATGTATACAGAAGACATAAAGGTGGAGAAGAAAAAGTTTCGCCAAACTTAGAAGCTGTTCAAAAGACTAAGACTATTCCAACTACGGCTGGTGTAGTTCAAGGTTCTGCTCCTGAACAACCTAATGAATTAGAAGATGTTTGGAAGGGCGTTATGAACATTTCAAATAGAAAACAAATATAACAAGGAGTCCTAAATGGCAACTTACAAACAAGGAATTGTGAATGTTGGCGACCCGGGTACAGCCGCTTCAGGCTTTCACACTCGGAGACTGTTCAATTTCTCAGACCGTGTAGCGGAGTTGGCTCCAGATGAATCACCTTTTTTCGTGTATCTCTCTAAGGTAGCTAAAGTTCCTACGGATGACCCTCAATTCCGATTTTTAGAAGACAGAACTAAAATTCAAATGACCGATCGTTCTTTCTTAATTAACGGGGATGTTACTATCCCAGCGGCAGGATTATCAGCTGTCTATAATATAGACGGAGCAACAGTTGATTGGTTGCTTAAAGGTATGGTGGTTGCAGTTGGTCAAGAAACAGCGGCTAACGCACCTAATACTGTAATACTTAGAGTTGAGTCTAAGCCTGAAAGCGGTCAGTTAACAATGAAAACAATAGCTGGCTCAGATGGAGGAGTAAACATTAATGATGCTAAATGTACTGTTATTGGTACATCCTTTACTGAAGGTTCTGGAGGGCCAGATGTTTTTTCTCAAGAGCTTGATAATGACTTTGGGTTTACTCAAATCTTTAAAACAGCTTGTGAAATGTCTAATACAGCAAGAGCAACTCGCTATCGTGGATACGCAGATGATTTCCAAAGAATTTGGAATCTTAAACTTCGTGAGCACAAAGTAGATATTGAGCGTGCTATGTTATTTGGACAACGTGCAAGCGTTGGAGGTGCTCAGTATACTGAGGGTATAGCAGGTCACATTATTGCTAATGGAACACCTAGCACAGAAAATCTTGATTTGACATACTCAGAAGGAGCACCTTATTTTAGGTCTGCTACAACATCTGAACTAACATACGACAGAATACTATCTGATTTTGAAGTAGTATATGACCCTGCTCGTGGTGGTTCTGATTCAAAATTAGCTCTTGCTAGTTTACCTGTAATTACATATTTTAACAAAATGGATTCTTCTTTTATAGACCAATCCGTTACAGGTCAGTTAAGATATAATATGGAAAAAGCAACTGGTTCTTTTGGTCATACTGTATTGCAAGTTGAGACTATTCACGGTACAATGAATCTAGTTAAGGAGCCTCTGTTTAGGGGGTTTGCTTCTGGTTTCTTATGTATGGTTGATATGGATAACGTAGCTTATAGACCATTAGTAGGTAACGGAGTTAATCGTGACACTCAAATCATGACTAATGTTCAGTCTGCTGATGAAGACCTTCGTAAAGATATGATTCTAACAGAGGCTGGATTGGAAGTTTCTCTTCCTGAAAGTCACTACTTAATCAACTTAGAAGGAGTTTAATAATGGCTAGAGCAAGTTACTTAGAACAAAACAGCGAAGCTACTTTTGGTCACAAAAAGAAAGTGGTTAAGCTTGGAGCCACATACCAGCTTTTAGAAAAAGATAGTGGTAAGATATTTATGCTTAATTCAGCTACTGAATTTGTTACTACATTACCTGCTATTAAAGATGCTGGTGCTGGTTGGTACTGCAAAATAGTTGTTGATGCCGCACCTGCTTCTGCTTCTTATACAGTTGTAGAAAAAGCGGCTGATGACACCGATGTAATTATTGTAAATGGTATTAATGAGCTAGAAGTTGACACAAGCGACGATGGCCCATATAGTGCTGGTTGCACAACTATAACCTTTGCAGATGGCGTAGCTGTCCAAGGAGACTTTATAGATATTTGGTGCGATGGTGAAAACTATTATGTTTCAGGTCAAACCAAAGCAGACGGTGGAATAAGCGTAGCATAAACTGAATAAATAAAGTTAAGCAGTAATTAGAACTGTGGGGGTTATCGTATAAAGGATAGCCCCCGAATCTAAAAAGGAATAATATGAATTGTGTACATTGTAAAAATCCAAATCCTGAAAGATGGTTCTACTGCAGAGCTTGTGGTAAGAAAGCATCTGAAGCTATATTTACAACTAACTTATATATGATGAGTGAAGCTGGGAAGAGAAGTGACATAGAATTTTCTGAAGTTAGTATGGATAGTCATATAGACCAGATGAAGAAAGAAAAAACAAAGAAGTTAAACAACGTGTGGAAAGAAAGAGTAAGACAGGCAGGTGTTAATTAATGGCAACGTTTGAAGCACAAGTAGAAGGATTAACAAGTTTAGACATAGATGGCAGTAGTGCCCCTACTCAAGCTGAGTTAACTCAGTTTTTAACTGATGGTGCGGCTGAGGTTATCAATGCGATGCCAAGGTCTTTGAAGTTTCTTTGTGCAACTGAGGATACATTTACAAGTACAGCAGTTGGTAGTGAAGCAGAAACCTTAGAGTCTAGTTCTGTTATATCAGTTACTAGAAACGATGGTACTATAGACCAGCCATGCAGAGAGATTCCTGCATTGCTTAGAGGTAGGGCATCAGATAGTGACGATATGATAGCGGCTACAGCTACAGACCCTGTGTACTATGTTTATAATGGTAAGCTAAATGCTTTGCCTGCTTCAGGTAGCTGTAAATATTTAGAGGTTAATAACCCAGCAGTAGCTTTTGGAGATTCTTCTATAAGTAATTTTCCAGATGAATATGAATATTTAGTCCCATTGTATGCTTCTGTAAAAGCATTAAGTAATAAGTTAAATACATTAATTAAATCAGATTTAAGTATATCTGCATCAGCACCAAGTGCACCTAGTTTAGCTACTGTTTCATATTCAGATGCTACAAATGCAGATGCAAGTGCTGTTGCAGTTGGCTCGGTTACCGTATCTTCTGTAACAAAAGCTGATATGGGTGGAAATGTACCTTCTTATACTGCACCTGTTGTAGGTGGAGCAACTGAAGAGATTACGGCTACTATTACTGCAGGTACTTCTGGAACAGATGCTGACCAAATAGATGTTACTGATTGGTGGGAAGTTTTAGGTGATATGATTGAAACAGATGAAGATACAGAGCTTGCTCAGTTGCAGTTAGGAAAACTTAATTCTTACGTAGATGCTTATAGGTCTGCTTTGCAAAACCAATTAAATATATTTAACAAAGATAATGCTAGGTATCAAGCAAATGTTCAAGCTGAATTAGCAAAAAAACAAGCTGACTTACAGGTAGCCTTAAGACAGGCTCAGATAGATGCGGCTGATGCACAGCAAGAATCTGCTCAGTCTACAGATGTGGCTAAGTTTAATAAAGCTCAAGACCAAGCATTAGCATTGCAAAACAAAGCTAATGGATTGCAAGCGACTATCCAAAATAACGATGATTTAGTACAAAAATTTTTAGCTGAATTAAATAAGTATAGTGCTCAAGTAAACTCAGAAGTGCAAGCTTATGGACAAAATTTAGCAAACAATGCCCAATCTTATCAAAATTATCTTCAGCAACAAGCTAAGTTGCAAGCTGATTACGATAAAGGCATACAACTTATGAGAGGTGGGTAATGTCTAAGACAGTAGTATCATTAAACTCTTCTCCTTCTTTTACTGCGGTGTCGTTAAATACTTCACCATCTTTAACATTAGTTACTTTACCAACTTCTATTACTTGGCTTAGGTCTGGTTTTTGGGAAAGTTTTAATATACATAACTGGGAAGATACTATTGCAGTATGGAATGAGGCTGAGTAATGGCAGTAAACAGGCTAAATGTAAAAAAGATTATTAGTAGGGTAAGGCAGGTTTTTCCTGACGCACCTGAAACTTATATTATAAATTTAATTAACGAATGTTTAGTAGACCTTGGAAAGTATTCAACTAAGGTTGAGTATGCAAAGACAACTACGGTAGCAGACCAGCAATGGTATACATTAAGCGATGCTAACTCTGGTATTGATGTCAACAAAGTATTTAGAGTTGATTTTATGGATTCTAGTGGAGAGTATGTCAAGATACCAAGGTTATTAGATGGTGAAATATTAACGATGGACATAGACTGATGGCAAGTACTTATACTCATCCAGAACATAAGATTGCATATTTTGTAAAAGGCAATCATTTAGCTATAGTAACAACAAGAGGAGAAACATCTGGAACAACTCATTCTCTTGAAGGTCAGTACAAACCAATAGATGAAGCAGTAACAAATGGAGTTCTTATACATTACTATGCTGAGCCAGATTCTGTATCAGCTATTACAGATATTCCAGATGTAGACAACGTGTTTCATCCTGCTATCATAGACTTTGTAAAAGCAAAGCTATATGAAGATAAAGCAGGAAAGTCAAATGACCCAAACATATCTTCAGTAAGTATGAATTTAGCTAGTGTTCATCAAAGAAATTTTTTGGAATCCGTTAAGAAAAACGGTGCTAGGAAAAGAGAAAAGGTAGGTGGCACTAGGATGATATTACCACCAGACCTAACTTAAATCAACATGCCCATGAGAAAAGTCAAGCTCGGTAAGGCATAAGAAGGAGAAACAAGATGGCTAGTTCTATTAATAAATATTCAGTAGTAGAATCTCTCAATCAGATGATTTACGAGAGTGCAACTGCGGTAACTGCTGTTCATGCAGGTTCAGATCAAACTTTATCAGGCTCTCATACAGCTTTATATGTAGGTGTTGGTGGTGATGTAGTTCTTACTTTACAATCTGGTAGCGATGCAACTTTTACAAATTTAGCAAGTGGTCAAATACTACCTGTTAAGTTTACTGCAATCAAAGCAACAAATACGACAGCAACTAATATGCTGGCATTGAAATAATGTTAGGCGGTATTAGGACTACTATAGTTAACTTTGCTCAGATGATAGCCGATATAGGCTGGGCTGGAGCAGAGGCTATACAGTTAAAATGGCAAGATGCAACAACTAATTGGGAAGATTACACAGGATAAATTATGGCAACTTTAGCAGGCAATAGTATAGCGAGTAGTTACACCTCGCTTTTAAAATTAGATGGTAACACAGATTCAACTGCGGCTGGTAACGGTAGCAATGCAATACAGGTAAAAACTGGAGATAACGATGCAACTCCATTATTTTTAAATACAGATAGATTAGGAATAGGCGGTCAGCCTTCAGAGGTTTTAGATGTAACAGGAAACATAAGAACATCTACCCAATTAAAACTTGATCCAACGATAGGAAGTGGCTCTGTAACAACACTTGCTTTTATGAGAAGTGGTGCAGATAAATGGAGATTTATACAACCACATGATGATAGTTATTTAAAGTTATTTAATGATGGTGCAAGTGCTACTCAGATGTATTTTGCATCAAATAATAATGTTGGTATAGGTGGAACGCCCTCAAATCAATTAACAATAGTTGGTGATAATGCAGTAAAAAATATACACATTTATACTAATTCAGATTCGGCTGTTACTTCTGATACAGGAGCAAGGATATTTACTACAGGCGATGGCGGAAGTGGTATTTATGGAGAGAATGGTCATTTAGTTATACAAGGTAGACCAGCAGGAAGAGATATAATATTTCTTACAAATTCTGATGCGAGTGAAAAAATGAGATTGACATCTGGAGGCAATGTTGGTATTGGTCACGATTTATCATCTCATGCTCAAAGATTAGTTGTTAAGAAAAATGCTTCAGCTACAACATTAACTGCTGGTGCAATGCTTAACTTAGTAAATGAACAAGGTGCTGGGAATACAGCATCTATAAGATTTAGTGGTTCACAGCAAAATGCTTTTTTAGGATTTTTTGATGGTAGCTCGACTGCTACTCAAAGAATTGCTATTGGAGTTGGTGCTGGAGGCACAGGAGATGGTCATTTTAATGTTACTGGCGATGGTAAAGTCGGTATTGGAACTGACAGTCCAGAAGAAAAAATTCACAGCACAGGAGCAATAGTATCTACAGGCGTAAATGACACAGGAGCAACTGCTGGTACAGAAAGAGCATTTATTGATTTAGTAAGTAATAAAGCAAGGATTGGACATTTTAGAGGAACAACAAGTGCTGGTTCAGGTGGATTGCAATTATATACAGATAGTGTTGAAAGAGCAAGGATTAATGCTTCTGGCTTATTAAATCTCGGTAACTCTCCATCTGTATCAAAAAATAGTCATGTAGGTAGTACAGCTAATGGAATAACAATATCTGGATCAGTTGCACCTACTTTGAGTTTATGGGATAGTGATGATGCTAATAATGCTGGTCACTTTTTTCAAATAGGAACAAAAACAAGTTTATGGAGTTATAACGGAGATTTAGAATTTTTAACAGGCACATCTGCAACAGTTAGAATGAAACTTGATGCCAACTCCAGAATCTCACTTTCTAATAATGATAGTGGTACATCGAATACAGTCTTTGGATACCAAGCTGGTAATCAAATTGACTCTGGGGATAATTTTAATGTTTTTATAGGTCATCAAGTTGCAGATGCAGATATGACGAATGCAACTCAAAATGTAGGAATAGGATACCAAGCTCTTAGTTCATTGACGACAGGAGACTCAAATACAGCAGTAGGTTCTGGTTCTCTACATAGTTTAAACACAGGAAATTTTAATGTTGCTATAGGACATCTCGCAGGAGATGCTATAAATTCAGCACAATATAATACTGCTGTAGGTTATCAATCTTTAAGTGCAAATTGTGGTGACTCTAATACTTGCATAGGATATAATTCTGGTGTTGTATTAACAGGTTCGGCAAATGTTTCAATAGGTACAGATGCTGGGAATGGTATTACCTCTGGTACAAATAATGTAGTAATTGGTAAAGGTGCGGATACATCTGCTGTTGATTCAACAAATCAAATAGCAATAGGTCAAGGTGCAACAGGAGTAGCAGACAATTCAGTAGTTCTTGGTAATAGTTCTGTATCTAATTTTTATTTAGCACCGGGAAATACATCTGGTCAAACCATAAATTTTAATGATGCTGGTACTGGTGGATTTATACAGTATGACCATGGCGATGACCAAATGAAACTTGCTTCTAATAATACTATTGCTATGCGGATATTTGATTCAGTTATTTTAATTGGAAGGTCATCTGCTGGTTCAACAGGTAATGGTCATAGTATAAGAACCGCAGATTCAGCAATTTTTAGCAGAGACTCTGCTGGTGAAACAATGCAAATATGTAGAAATGCAAGTGATGGACAATTTATTCAGTTTAGATCAGATGGTACTATTGTAGGAGATATTAAAAATACTGGTGGAACTGTGAGCCTTACTGGTTTCTCAGGTTGCCATGAAAGTAGCAGTTCTGATACTTTAGAGGTAGGAACAGTGGTAAGCACAATAGACGAAGAGCATAGCGAAAATCACGCAAAAGTAAAAATTTCTAATTCAGTTGGAGATAAAAGAGTTTACGGAGTTGTATCTGATTTAAAAGGTTTAAACGGAAACAATGTTACAATTGCATCAGTTGGAATATCATCAATTAAAGTTACTGGCTCTTGCGAAGGTGGAGATTTATTAGAAAGCAATGGAGATGGAACTGCTAAAGTGCAAAGTGATGACATCATAAGAAGTAAAACAATCGGGAAAGTAACAATGAGCAACTCAACTGAAGAGGTAAAGTTAGTCAGTTGTGTTTTGTATTGTGGATAATAATTAACAAACAAGGAGTCTTAAATGAATTGGGCAAAATACGCTGATAAAAAAGGTAAAACAGCCGATTTGAAAAGCAAAGAAAGAGTAGTGCAAGAAGCCATTAGCGAAGTAAAAGATGATGAAGGCAAAGTTGTACGTCAAGCAGTAGAGGAAAAAAAAGAATCATACATTGTTTTAGTGCAAAAGAGATGGGATGCTGAAAGTGGTGAAGCATTACCAGATCAAGAAAGGCAGTATTCTTTATCAGAATTAGAATCTGAAAAAGCAAGATATGATGCTGAAATGGCAAGAGCAAAAGAGCAATCTGATGGACTAGCCTCTGCAATCGCTGATTTCAAAAAACTTTAATTAATAACAAGTAGGAGTTACACGTGGCAAAAAAAGAAAAAGAAATGCCTAAAGAAAACGTAATCACTCTTTTTGACAAAGAGTATAAAGAATCAGAGCTATCTGATGAGCAGAAAGTAATGATTAATCACGTAGCTGATTTAGAAAGAAAGATTCAATCTTCTGAATTTAATCTTCAGCAGTTACGATTTGGTAAACAGGCTTTTGTAGATGCTTTACAAGCTAGTGTAGATAAGGAAGATGAACAAGACGATAAGAAAGAAGAGTAACGGTGATTTCGTGGTTGAATATAAACAAGAAGATAGCGTTAGCACATCTTACGATATTCCTGTTCGGTATATCTATGTTGACTAATTGTTCAACAGGTTGGTCTGTGGGGGGATATGAGTTATCCCCTCAAGACACTACTAATCTGACTATATTTACTGAGATAGTAGATCAAGATTCTACTATTCATTGGTATCATGGGAGCATTAGAAGCGAATCAAACTGGTGTTATCGTCATGAAGAGTGGGAAGATATAAGGATTAAATGAGTGAAAAGCCAGATACCGCTAGAAGTTATAGGACTGCTATTCTTGATGATAATGCCATTGTCAGTATTAATCTTAAATGGTTGGGTCAGATTGCAGTCCTTATCGGTATGTTGGTATATGGTTATTGGCAAATTGAAACTAGGATTGCAAAGCTTGAAGATAATGTCCTTGTTGCAAATGAACAGATTGGGGATTTACTTAGTAAACATATCATGGAAGAAAGGGCTGAGCGAGAAGAGTTGGCAGAAAAAGTAGCCTTCTATGAAAAAGAATTTAACATCAACCCACTTAGTTGGGGTAAAAAGAAACGAGGTAAGTAGTGGATTTTATGGCGATATATGGCGAAGCTGGAATGATAGGGGTAGTTGGGGCAATGTTTGTTTACCTAGTTGTATCAATGTCTAACAAATCAGCAAAGCAACAAGAAAATTTAAAAGTAGAGAACAAAGGACAATCTGAAACATTAGAGAATATGGAAGGTATGATTATAAAACTTATTAATAGATGGAATCAATCTGATGATAAATTAGATAGAAAGTTTGATGCTCTTACTAAAGAAGTAAATGATTTAGATAATCAAGTTTCAGAAATTAAAGGTTCTCTTAGTAGAATAAATGGAAAACATTAATGGATAGTTTAAAAGTTTCAGCTTTATCGTTTGCTAACTATGGCATTCATCTAGCTAATATTAATTTAATACTGCAATTAGTTGTAGGTATTATGACTATTATATATTTAGGATATAAAATAAAAAACATAAGGAGTAAGTAGTTATGTTAATGAAAATGATTGCAGATGAATTGCTATCTGATAATACAAAAGATGAAATTATTGATGAGCTTAATAAGTCTATTGATATTCCAATAATTAGTGAAAAAACAGAGAAGGCTATCCTTGAGGCCCTATGGAAGATTATCAAGGGTATCTTAATGAAGAAATTAGGCGTATAGTGCCAAGAGCAAAAAGAAAACCTAAGTCTCCAGCTTGGACAAGAAAAGCAGGAAAGAATCCTAAGGGTGGATTGAATGCTAAGGGTAGGGCTAGTTACAAAGGTGGAACCTTGAAAGCTCCTGTGAAGTCTGGAGATAATCCTAGAAGAGCTAGTTTTCTTGCTAGGATGGGTGGTATGCCCGGCCCTGAAAGAAAGAATGGTAAGCCCACAAGGTTACTACTTTCCTTAAGAGCATGGGGTGCTAGTTCAAAAGCAGATGCTAAAAGAAAAGCTAAAGCTATTAGTGCAAGAAACAAAGCTAAGAAAAAAAGAAAAAGGAGTTAGTATGCCAATGGGTAAAGGAACCTACGGTTCTAAAAGAGGAAGGCCAAAAACAAAAGCTAAGTCAAAGTCAATGAAAGCACCAAAGAGCGTAAAGGGTGTTTCTATGACTGGGCTTACTACGAGACAAGCAAATGCTATGAAAAAACATTCAGTTCATCATACCGCAAAACATTTAAGAATGATGGCTACAGCAATGAAAAAAGGAAAAAGTTTTGGAGCTTCTCATAAAATGGCTCAGAAAAAAGTTGGAAAGTAATGGCTAGGCGTGTTAGTTGGAAATGGGGTGGAAAAACTTATTCTGGAACATTAATAAGAGAAACTAAAACTCATAAATTTGCTAGAACTAAAAATGGAAAAGTTAAAAAGATTAAGAAATAATGGCTAGAAAATTTAAGAAAGTTCCTAAAACAAAAAGAGGTGTTCCTAAAAAATATGTTAAAGGTTCTAAAAACAAAAAGAAATCAGAGTCTGAGATACTTAGAACTAGAAAGCTCTATAAATCTGGTAGGTTGACACCTGCTATGATGGATAAAATATCAAAGCAAAGGAGTAAAAGTGGCAAGAAAACCAGCAAAAAGAAAAGCAAAGCCAAAAAGCGGAGGAAGTAAAGCTTCCGTTGTAAGTAAGTATTCTAAAAGTTCAGGTATATCAAAGTCCACATTAAACAAAGTTTACTCTAGAGGACTTGGTGCTTTTTATTCTAGTGGTTCTAGACCCGGAGTTAGTGCTCATCAATGGGCGGCAGGCAGGGTTAGAAGCTTTGCTACAGGTAAGGGTGGAGCTAGAAAAGCAGACTCAGATTTAATACGTGGTGGTAAGAAAAAAGTTACCAAAAGAAAAGCTACTAGAAGAAAAAAGAAGTAGGTATCTTATGTATAAGTTTGGAAGAAAAAGTAAGAAAAGATTGAAAGGTGTAGACCATAGGCTTATCAAAGTATTAGATGAGTTAATTAAAGTAATGGATGTTACTATCATAGAAGGTTTGCGAAGTGAAGAAAGACAAAAAGAGTTATTGGAAAAGGGAGCCACGAAAGTAAAGTATTCAAGGCACATGGAGGGTAAGGCGGTAGATTTAGCTCCCTATCCAATAGACTGGGAAAACAGAGACGGATTTCATTACATGGGTGGAATGATAAGAGGTATAGCTCATCAGCTAGGTTTAAAAATTCGTTGGGGCGGCGACTGGAATAGTGATGGGGATGTAAAAGATAATGGCTTTGACGACTTAGTTCACATAGAAATAAGAGACTAAATGGCAAAAAAATTCTTTACATTAAATAGCTTTGGAAGGGGTATTAACAACGTAAAAAACCCTAGAGACTTAGCTGTTGGTGAATCTGCAGAGTGTATAAACTGGAATGTTTCTAAAAATGGAGAGTTGATACCACGCTCAGAATGGCACACAGCAACTGATGGCTCGGCATTAACTCTAAGTCAGAACACAGTACCTGTGCATACAGCATCTTTAAATCCCGGGTATGGCTTACATTACTTTGAAGCAGATGACCCTGTTGGAGTTAGGGGTCTTGTAGCAAGGGCAAACGGATTAAACCAGACTGGAGCTGACCATGTCTTAGTAGATGGTACAAACCCAGATGGAAATGGGAAGTATGCTATTGTATTTCATAGTGGCAATAAAATATTTGTCAATGACCAAAATTTCTTTACTGAGAACAACATAATTCCAAACTCATCTGGCTTACCTACAAAAATAATTATTTCAGGTGCATCAAATTCAGCAAACAATGGGACTTTTAATGTTGCTAGTTTACCAACTAGTATAACTAACGGTACTGAATTTTACGCTTTAAATGGAATAACTCAAGCCTGTGCTCTTTCTAGTGGAAGCACAACTATTACTCCATCTGTAGCAAATGATAATGTTTTAGTAGGAATGGTCGTAACGGGTTCAGGTATAAATACAGGTGAAACTGTTAAAATTACAGCAAAGGCTAGTGGTGGAACATCTTATACAATTTCTCATGCGGCAACAGCTACACATACAAAGCTAATGTCTTTTAAAAGCACATTTCAAGCAGATGGTGGATTATCTGGAACAACATTGCAGTTGCTAGAAGAAACCTTAATAGATGAAATTGTTGCAGATAACACAGATATATCATTTAAAAGAACAGGCTTTGTTGGTGACTTCTTTTTAGCTTTAGGAAATGTTGATGATGGTAAGGTAGATATTTATGTTGACAGCAATGATGCTTTTACACCAGATGCTATTACTGTTTTAAATGAAGCTGATGGTAATGAAAAGCCAGAGTTTGTTTTTTATTATGCAAACAATTCATTAAGAGTAGCTGACGGCAATCATAGAAATGAATCAACACCTAAATGGTATGGGCATATAGAAAGAGACCAGTTTTTATTAAGCGATGGCACAGTAGGAACTGTTGTAGAGCCTAATATGTATGAAGAGAACAACACCTTGGAAAGGCCTACTGCATGCAAGAGAACTGGTGGTGCTTCTTTAAATGGGACGGCTGAATATAATGTTGACGGAGGAGCAGGCTGGGGATTGTGCGTAGCAAAAAGCACAGAAGATGGAGAGTGGGAAGGCAAAGATTATGAATTTGGTGGCACTTTTATATATGACGGAAATCAAGAATCTTTAATACAAGAGTTTACAGGTGGTTCATTTACGCATGATGATGGTAAGAAGTTTGATATAAATGTTTATGCAAATACAACAGGAACAAGCTCAAGTGGTAATTATCCAAGAAGATTAAGTGGTGGTAGAATATATATAAGAGAAGCAGGAAGTAACGATGAATGGATTTTATTCGTTGATATAAGTATTAAAGATGGAGCTAGAGTTCATTTGGGAGATGAGTATTATCCATGGCAAACAGATGACTCAGGAGAATTTAGAATATCAGCTACAACTACTACGGGTAATTTTATTTTAAAATCTTCTAGGCCTAACATAGAAGACTATGTTTTATTAAATGGCTTTTCTCCATCAACTAAGCAGATAGCTTTTGGTCAAACAGGGTCTGGTTATAAAACAGCAGTAGTAGCAGGTTCAAGAGCTTTTGTTGCAAATGTAAAATATGATAGTGGTGAGATTGGTTCTGCCTCAGAAAACACATCATTTGAACACTTTGGAGACCGTATAATGTTTAGTGAGATAGACAAGTATGATACGTTTCCAGTTCATAACAAATTAGACGTTACTAAAGGAGATGGAGAAGATTATAGTTGCTTAGCCTTCTATGCAGATAGGTTACTTGCTTTTAAGCAAAGGACACTTCAAATATTAAATATAGCTTCAGTATCTCCTGCTGGTTGGTTCTTAGAACAAACAGTTCCATATGCAGGTGTTCAGTTTCCTTACTCTGTTTGTAATACAGAATATGGAATATTATTTGCTAATAAAAATGGTGCATACCTATTTGATGGTTCTTCTGTTGCTAATTTAACTGAAGGAAAGATAGCAGACACAGGTCAAACACTTATATCTGGAGTAGGATGGTCAAACTTTTCTAACGCTGTTGTAGGGTATATACCAGAAATAAAACAAGCTATATTTATAGACAAAACTTTAGATGCTGAAGATGCTTTTTATTACGACTTTAGATATAAGAGCTGGTACTTTGGTAAAGATGCCGCTCCAAATACAAATAATGCTGGACTTAGCTCTGGAACTACTTATGATGCACATATATCTAACATGGTAAACGATAGCCAAGGACAGCTTATAGTTGCATACGATACAGATGATGTTAATGTAAATGGAGCTGGTACTGGTAAGGTTATAATTACTTACCATCAAACTGCTGAGCAACCACATACATTTTACAGGCTACAAACTCCAGACTTAGATTTTGGAGAACCGGGTTTAAGTAAGAAAGTTTACAATATGTATATAAACTATAGGCATAGTGGGGAGACAGCTATTAACGATTCTGAGATTGAGTATATGGTTAACAATAACGGAACTTGGGTTGTGTTAAATGGAACAAGTTCTACTATTCCTCAAACTCATGCATCTCAAACATATTATAATACTATTAAGATACCTGTCGTAGGTGAGAGTGGCGTTGCTGACAGAGCAATTAGTCCTTTTCAAAGCATAGCATTTAGATTTAACTTTGATTCATTAGCTCAAGATTCTAAGTTTGCTTTAAATGATATAGTAATAGAGTACAGAACTCTTAGGAAAAGAGCCGCATAATGGAAAGAGACATAAGAAGATTAACAAATTCAAAGGGTGGTTCTTTAGACACATCCGCACCTGTAACTAGAGGTACTCCAGAAGGTACAACTACCTTTACGTTAAGTCCCAATAGACAGTTAGCAATGGTGAGAAAGCAGAGAGGTAAGCTTTATAAAACATTTTTATCTGACAATGGAGACCAGTTTGTAGAAAGAACGTTAACTACTAGAAGGTTAAAGTACACTCAGTCTTTTATTGACTATAGAGTTTTTACACACAACTTTAATGCAAATTTAGATACAAATGAAATATTTTTACCTTGGACTGATGATTCAGATTTAGCAGGCATAAGAAACCAAACCGGGTTTTTAAGTCCATTTAAAATGATATGTCATAAAATATTAATTAAGATACCTGTTATACAGGATAATAACGATGAAATAACTTTTAAAATAAAAAAAATGGATGATGGTGATGAGACAGTAGATGAAGTTTGCAATTTTACCCACGATACAGGTACTGTTAACAATACAGTTATCACAATTAATCAAACTGATTGGAATAATTCACCAGTCATAGAATCAAACGATGTGGCAATAATAACTTTAAGTGCTTCTGATTCAGGTATAACTACCTCAGCAAAAGAGTTTTTTGTTACATCAGTTTGGAAAACAGAAGTTACAATTTAAGGGAATATTATGAAATACAATACACTTAGAGATTATATGGGAGGCGGTCGTAATATGCCCATGTCCTACCAGCAAGGAGGTAGTGGGGCTAGAAAAATACTAGGTATGGCTGGTCTTGATAGAGGCTATAGAAACTTACAAGACACTCTTGAAGACATGCAAGCAAAAGCTAATAAAAGAACAGGTAATATTTTAAAATTTGGTAAGCTTGGAACTGGATTAATAAGTTTAGTAGCTCCTAGAATTATAGATGCTGTTTTGCCCGGAGCAGGCCTATTAACTACAGCTTTAGCTAAAGGTGCTTTGTCTGGCATTGGTAGATTTGCTGGAGAAAAACTTGGTGGTGCTACAACAGAAAAAGTAAAAGCAGGTAAAGACACAGGATTTGGTACTGATATAAAAGAAGATATAGTCTCAGCCTCAAGAACAGTAGATGAAGGTTCTTTAGGTAGAGCGTTGGGAGCAGGAGCAGGTACAGCCCTCGTGTCTGGAGTAGGAGATTTTGCAAAAGCAAAAGTTTTTGGCGGTGGTGACACAGTTATGGTTCGAGGTGCAGACGGAAAACTTACAGAGCAAGCAATACCTCAAGCAGATGTAGCTGGTTTTGACAAGGCTTTTGAACAGTCTGGTGCATTAGATATGCCCGGAGGAGAAGGAGCTGTGAGGCTTGGTTTATCTGAAGCTCCCGGAGATTCAATGGAAGGTATGCTTGGTGATGTAGCTGTTCCGGAACTTAATTTAGAGCTAGATGATTTTTCAAATTTGCCAAAAGCTCCTAGCGTAAGCGAGAAGGCATTTCAAGAAAGTTTAGGTGCTTCTAACTTGATGGGACAGAGAGCTGAAGATTTAGTAATGGCACAAGATTTATCTGGAATAGCTAAAGACTTAGGCGGCTTAACACCTTCAAGACCTGAGCCTTTAGAGTTCTTAGGAGAATCTGCAATTGGTGCTCCCTTGAAAGATATAACTTTTGGAGGCAGTTCTGGAGTAGATATGGATGATACAGGGTTAGTAAATCTTTTATCTAGAACTATGCAAGGCCCAGAAGAATCTAATGTAGGTTATAATAGAAGAGACATTCTAACAGAGTTATTAGGGTACAATCAACCACCTACCTTATCTGCTGTTGATGTGTTTGGAGGAAATTTAAAAGAAGGTGGCATGATGCGTAACTATGCAGGAGGTGGTAAGTTAAAACAAGTACCTCAAGGCAATAGAGGATTAGCAAAGTTACCTGAGGCAGTTAGAAACCGTATGGGTTACATGATGAAAGGTGGAATGATGGATGATTACATGGGTGGAGGAATGATGGATATGTATATGTATGGTGGCATGGCTAAGAAGAAAAAGAAGTATGGATATATGGGTGGTGGAATGACTATGGGAAGAGGATTGATAGACATGATGCCTTTTAAAAGGAGAATAGTATAAT